GTTACGGAGTTGATGTGGGCATAACACTAGGATTGCCATTAATCTCCGTCATTCGCCCATAATGAAGTCGCAACATACATTCTTCTTCTTGTTGCTTATATAATGGGCAACCGGCGTTGGTATTCAACGCCAGCAATTCAGCACAGGTTAAGGCATCATCTGCCGAACCCGCCCCGGCTGCATTGGCTGAAAAGGGGCAATTATAAGTTGGTGCTGCCATGATTACCTCGCTTTTATAGTGACAACTACCACTTTGGCCGGGTCAATCAGCCCGGTGCCAGCCTGGTCTGATTTATAAACCAGGACATCATCAGCCGCCAAGTTCAGGTTAGCCGATGTCCCCGAATTGGTCAATGTCTCCGGGGTCAGTGCTGCTGCGTCGTTGCCATTTGTATATGCTCCGGTAGCTACTGAAGTAGTTCCTGTACCAGCCGCTCCACCGTTTAGTAAGGTAGCAGTGAAAGTGTTTGTATCCGCCCCAGTGACTGCGGTATCAAAAATAATCTTACAGTCTACTACTACAGACTTGAAGGGCACCACTACCACAGGGTAGGACTTATCCGTACCGGCTGCCGTTGAAGGCACATAAGCGGTGATGGTGTGCTCGCCAGGTATATCATGCAGCGAGTTCTGGGCAATAGCAGGGGATAATAGCAATGCCAATGAGATAATTGTTGTAGCAATGGTCAAGATAGTTTTCTTCATATCTAAATCCTCCTGAATTATATCCAGGGGGCCAAATGACCCCCTGGCATTAGGTTAATTACGCCACAACCGACTTGTACATGCCACGATGGTCTAGCACGCAAGTCCCATAAATGTGACGAATTTTGTAGGTAATCTTATCGGCAGTGAACAAACTGCCCACATTTGGCTGATCCTGAACAAATAGTTCAGGCTCTTCCCGGCCTTGATAGAAGCCCACTTCAATGGTGGGACAGTCTGAGGGGTTGGCAACCAATGCCCAATCATTAGCATCCGTCCAATAAGGAATCATGATTATGTTTAATCCCAAAGTGGAATAAATGTTTGGCTCAGTACCAGCATTGTTGGTAGCTCCGATGATCGTTGTGGAATTTACTAACCTGAAGGCCATATCTTGCAACTCAGCGGGGACTAACAGGTATTTTGGCGTAAGCCCCAACTCATCGCCGCTGGTGCCGCCATACGATTGTTGTTCTATCATGGCTATCCTGGCGGTATTTAACGATGTAGCGGAAAGGGCGGTGCTGCCTAAATTGCCATGAGCGGCATCAAACAAATTTACTGCTTCATAGGAGACATTGGCATTATTTACGATGATGTCAAATACGGCCTTGTACAGCGTCCTGGCAGCAGTCCGGCCCAGCTTCTGGGGAATGCGGCGGATAGCGCCAACATCATCATTAGCAATCATCTCCATGGTAATCTCTTCTGTCCCACCTTTCTTGGCGATACTATAAGTGGCCTCCTCATCTCCGGGGCTTGTCAAGGATTGGTAAGTGCCAGCCTCAGCCACCGGAGGCAGATCGTTAAACCCGCCGAGTCTCATGCGCCGATTGGTACGAAAATCAGAGATTGGGGTAATATCGGATACAATTTTTAGCCAATCACTTAACTCTGGGGATGCATATTCAGTCAGCATCCGGCGGGTAATGGAATCACCCAAAATTTCAGCCCATGAAGCAGTGGTTAACGCCTCGGTGAATCTATTTAAGCCTTTGGCCTCTACCAATCTACCAGTAAGCCCATTATCGCCAGTAATGGTGATATAGGCTTCTCTGAATGAGCGGAAGCGAGGAATATTATCTACATCCTTATTTTCAAAGAAGCCATCCAGCGCCTTGATTGTCTTTTCTTCTTCATCAGGGCCGACCTCGGCATTACCTCCAAATCCTTTCATTTGACTAGGATTTAGTTCTGCCAGTGTTTCCCGTATATCGGTAATCTCGGCATTTACTTCAGCCTCGGTAAACACTTCCCTGCCATCAAACCTCTTGCGGATGGAATCCTGTACCCGTTGAGGCAATTTAGACTCCGTCAGTTTGGTTGTTAGCATTTGCTGACTCTGCGACTTGGCCTGTTGCTGAGCAACCCATGCCTGATATTTTTCTTCAGCCTCTTTTTTGGCTGATTGTACCGCCTCGGCAATTTTCAGTTTAGCATCATCAGCATCATCTGACTGGTTAGTTGGGGTAGTAGCAGGTTTTTGGGGCGGATCATCACTCGTTTTCCGTGCCTCCCGCAGCTTCATTTCAGTGTGCAGGGAAAGCACCTTGTCCTCATCAATATTATTCAAATCAATCTGCTGGTATAGATCGGGGACTTTCTTTAACGCCTCCAACATTTTTTCAATCATTTTAGTCTCCTTTTGTGGTGAATTAGCTGCCACCATTTTTAAAAGTTTTCCCCCTGCGGCAGGAACGGCCACAGGGTCTACGCTTATTACTTCAACAATTTTCTGGACATCTTTAATTACCCTCCCGTTTGTTTGTTTTACGACAGCGGTTCCCGCTGCCACAATAGATAATCCCTCTACAGTGTTTAGCAACCCTTGCTTTTGGGCGCTTTTTAGTTTATTAAGATACCAACCTTCTGACGCAAAAATATGGAACTCGGCCCTCACATGTGCCTTTGTTCCAGATTTTGCTTCAACAAATTTTGGATTTTTAAATCCACCAACTACGCTTTTAACTGACCTACCTACATCCGCCGCATGCTTATCATCTGAGCGGGCATAGGCGGGCACCCCATCAAACAATGCAACTGCTTCTCTTAATACATCTGGTGAATAAAAGAAGCCATTGCCTGAAAGCCCCGCTTCTATCAGAATCACATCCCAAATTGTTCCATTCTCATTCTTGGACTTGGCTTCAATAAACTTGGCTTGCAGGGCTTCTTTCATCTTTTTCCAGCTTTGCTCAACCCGCTGTGGCTCGCCTTCAAAGGTAACAGTGCCTTCCTTTTTGTCGTATACATAAGCCTGTTTGTAATATTTATTGCTATCCCAATTTTTGGAATAAATTACATATTTTTCATCCCAGCTAGTCACATAAGTAGCATGACCAAAACGGTCTGACAAGGCTTTACATATAGCCATACGAACAGTATCAAGCGAAACAGCCTCTTTGAGTTTTGACATGTCTTTGGTCTCCTTCACAGAAACATCATCCCCACTGCNTGACTCAGGCGGTGCCGAGTTCATCTCAGCAATTTCATATAACTTATCAAGCACATCTGGCTTGATAATATCCTTAAATGTGCCCAATGATGCTTCGGGCATTTTCCTTTTCACCTCGCCACGATAGGACTTACCGTCAATGGTGCAATACTTGACATATTCACCTTTTTTTAATCCATGATCCTTATTCGGGCCGGATACGGTGCGAATTTTGCCTCCTGCTTCCATGCATTTCATAAATTCATCAGGCATATTTTCTGTGTCCTTACGATAAAAAAAGGGGCTACCAGCATACTATCTGCCGATAACCCCTTCATTATCGTTTCCTAGGAGGTAAGGGAACCTATCGGGGGAGCTACCCCCTTCCTAGTTATTTAAATTTAAATCATATCACACTATACGACATAATGCTTCCCGTTTGTGGTTACTATGCTAACCTTTCCGTTATCCGTTACCCTGTAATTTAAAACATGATTGATATTTATGGGTACATCATTTACAACGGCTACACGCTTCTCAGGGTTTTTGCTCGTTTTGCGAGTAACTTTCCGAACAGTAACCCCATTCTTTTTAAGCTTTGCAACTGCTTTTTCCAGTGGTTTTACCTGGTTTATTTCCAAGTTGCTTTCAGTTTCTATTACAGTTTTTGTAGGCATATTTGTCTCCTATTTGATTGCCCTCATTGGGACTTTTGTTTCTGGCTCATCAATCTGTGATTTAAGCCTATCCAATTCATCCTGCATATTTATCTCCACTCCCATCTGTCCCATCATTATGGCCATAACCCTGGTTAGTTTTTTTGTAATGATGGTGTATCCGTTAATTAATTCCTGGGATTGTTTTTTGCCTATAATATCCTCGTTAGCTATTATCTTTTCCATAAAATCGCCAAGTCGTTGCAATAAAGTCCCGATATGCCCCAGTGCTCTGGCGTGTCGGTTATTATCCTTTTGAGATATATCAGGTAAGATAATTTTAAAGTCAGTATCTACCCCTTTTTCCAGCCTTTTACTAATTATTGCCTGGTCAATAACAAATTTGAAAATCTGCTCAAGCATGCCTTTGAAAAACACCTGTCTTGAGGAGATTTTTTTAAAGGCTGGTTCATCCATCTCTGATGTTGTTATCCCGCTTTCTCTTCCGCTAAACCAATAATCGGGGAAGCCCGCCCCCATGCCGATATGATTCGCTATTAATTTAGCGTCTGTGGCTGCATCCTGCGCTTTCAGGTCAGGGGCTACCGCCTCATACTTAACTTTTTCGTTATGTGCTCTGATTGCACCAGGCTTGGGTGGGGAAACATTCTGCAACCACTTAGCTATTTCCTCCTGCGTCATCCCCTCCAGGGTGACATTCCATACGAAGGCATTAATCAGGGCATTTCTTTCCAGCCGATTAAACAGAAATTGGTCATAACCATCAAGCCAATCAAGCAAACATAATAAATCTGAATGCCCCCTGGAGGCGCTTATTACACTGTTGGTTTTGAAATAAAAACAGTCCCCTATCAGGCGGCCATAGGTGGCGCTGTTTGGGTCTTTGTCAACCTTAATCACTTCCAACTCTTTTCCTGGCGTATCGGTAGAACCTTTGAGCTTAACTTTTTCGTTATGTGCTCTGATTGCACCAGGCTTGGGTGGGGAAAC